CACTATCCCAAGACTTCACTTCTGCTTCTGTTCCAGTAGTGCTACCTGTGACAGTTTCTCCATCAGTAAACTCCCCTGTTCCACCAACAGAAAGAGTGAGAGCAATGGCACTACTAAACAGACTTTCAAGAGCATCGATCTCTTCAACACCTGTAGAGATGTCATCACTGCCATATTCATAGATTTCAGCAGTCATGGTGTAGAAGTAGATCTTACCTAACTGATAGAATGGATCTTCTCTTTCTACAAACTTGATCTCGTAAATATCTTCTGTAAGTGGGAAGTAAAGTAGATCACCCTCGTTAGGACGACCAGGGACAGTTAAAGTATAACCATCTGCTGCTTCTTCCCATCTACGTTGAGACACAACAAAGCGAACCTCGTCGGTAATACGAAGTCCAAACTTGCTGATGAATTCTGATGGTGACCCAAAACCTTCTACGTTCTGTAGAAGCATCTCTATTTGAAATTGACTCTCAAACTTATTATAGATGATATCGTCTAGGACGCCATCTGTAATGATAGTTCTTGGTAGGTAGTAGATATCTGTGCCGAACAGTTTGATCTGTTCATCCACAAGATCCTGAACGAGACCTTGCTCGCCAGATGTGCCACCGTAATAACTTGGGAAATAAGGACTAGTAGGCATCTTATCCGATCATATCCATGGGTGGGAGTGAGTAATCTGTCATCATTTTTGACTCCAGTTCTTTCACTTCATTGTTGCCGTCTTCCCAGATCTGGCGACCATTAAGGGTAACACCACCAGGAAGTTGAACTGCGTTATACTTAATTAAGTTCTGTCCCCACTGTCTCTTCATTAAGGCAGTGGTATATCTCTTAACAAAACTATCATTATAAACTTGAGTAAAATCGTCTGGATTTAAATAACGATAACAATCAATAAGTAGATACTGATCTTCTACAATTCTTGTTGCATCTATATCAAGATACAAACGATCTTGTCTTTTATTAAATCTATACTCAACAAACGCACCTGTATTGATAACCATATCAATGGTTTCAAAATGCTGCTTGATCATGTAATAGTTGGTAAGATCAAAGTTGCCAAAAGCAAAACCAGAACCTGAAGAGAATGAAAACAGGTCCATCAAATAGTATTGATTACTCATACCAAACAAGTTGTTCCTCATAAAGTTTGAGGAAACACCAAATACTTTGGCAATACCAATTACTGCATCAGGAACTTCAATATAGTTATTTCTATTTTCCCAAGCATCTGAGTTTGGTGAAGTAGTATCTTCATCAGATTCTGTGAAACGGGTAACATCATCCGAAGTAAATTTGTGCTTCAGATACATCCTTTCCACACCATCAAAATGATACTCATGATAGTATTGCATTGATTGATCAATAATATCATCTGCTTGTTCGTCTGCAATATTAATTTGCAGCACTGGAGCTCCCAGTTGACGCTTACAGAAATCAATCAATTCTGATTTACTTGATGGTGAAGCCATGCACCTAGATACAAAAAGTCCCTACCTGTATTTATCAGGCAGGGATTTAGAGTTATTCTGCTGGTTCTTCTGCAGGTGATTCTTCTTCTGGAGGATTCAACATAAGCAAGGTTTCGAGACCTCCCTCTAGCTTCAATTTATATTCCTCTGCCTTCTTTAGGTTTTCTTTAAGTTCACCAATTTGCTTTAGAGTTTGAGCAAGTTGATCGTCAAAATTCTTTTTAAGTTGTTCAGTGTCCATTTTTATGCCTCATAATTGATTAATGATTCTAGTCCTAAGCACTCGACTCTAACTACGTTTAGAGTTTCAAGTGCCGCTTCTAACTTATGCACCATGATCTGTAGATCATGATGTTCTGTTAGATCAATTCGCGTAGAGATTTCTGTTTGTTTTTCAATCTCTTCTCTCTTATTTATTAGAGCTACTCTAGCATCAGCAAGTCGCTCCGAGAAACTATCCCAAACTTCATCAAAAGTTTTAAGATCTTTTTTCTCTTCAGTTTCTGTAGACATTAATAACCTCGTATCATTTCATCTTTAACTTTTTGATCTGTAAATTGGTAGTTGGAACCCAAGCATGGTCTAGTATCATACTTGTAGTCTGCCAATGAACCATCAGCATCAACGTATTGAAGAAAACAATGAATATGTTCCTTTCCCTGATATTTATCTCTCCAATGAAAATACTTTCTTCCAGGGAATATTAGTATATCCCCTACCTCTAAATCTATATGATGTAGAGTATCACCATCATCTATGGTAATAGGATATGGAGATTCTTTATATAAACAGCAAGTAACAACATGTTCAGAACTTTTTCTATCTAGATGTTTTTTGAGTTCACTACCTTCCTGGTAGATTCTAGCATAACTATATGTTGGATGTAAATTTAATCCTATTTTTTCTTCAACAAATTGTTTTAGATTGATCATCAATGCTTCACACCCAGGTGGAGAATACCAATTAAAAGTATCATCTACATGTCCACTACGATCCTCAAAAATATCTGATGCCTTCACAAAAATTCTGATCTCAGACAGTAGGAGAGACACCACATCTTTATGAAGATGATTTTTAACTAAGTGAACATCATTTGGTAACGTCATACATCTGTCTGTCAATAGGTCTAGCGTTGGTATACTTTTTAGATGCAGCAGGTATACTCAAAGATAATCTTTTGCCGCTTGGTCTTGCTTTGTGAAATCTTCTGGGTGGAATGTATAACATATCTCCAGGAGTTAGCGTAACTTCAATCTCTGGTTCTAAATTTAGTGATCTAAACGAGTTGATATATTCTTGGGGATACATATCAGACGCAGTGTTCTTATATATTGTCCAAGCAGTATCACCATCTAGTTGGATAATAAAGTTGGAAGGTATATCTACGTGTGGATGAAATGAATTTGCCTCCCCACTAATACCACCATATAAGTGTGCATCACATATCAAATCAAATCTGTCTTCTAACAATGCAAGTATATAATTGACAGGTTCATTTAGATAAAAACATTGTGATATAGAAAAACAGTTTCCTTCTGCAATCTGCTTTGTAATCTCAACTTTACTTTGTAAAATTTTACTAGACCAAAAGTATTTCAGTGCAGGAATATCTACACGATCACCATTGCTATCAATAATGTCTACTACTCCTTGATTGAAGTTGATTACAGTATTGACATCATTCCATGTAGCTACTGGTTCAGAAAAAACATTCTTTCCATGAAGAGGTTTTTCATCGAACAAACATTCTGAATGTATTTTTTCTAAAAATTTATGAAAGTTGGTAACGTCTATCATGAAAATTAAATGTTAATACTAATCTTGATTCATACTCAGTAGGACTAGAACTTGCATGAAAATGATCGCCATCAAAAATTAACAATTTATTTCTGCTAGGATTTACTCTAGTCTTAACAGTAAATTTTGCTGGCCATGATGAAGGAGCAGGTTTTAGTTTCTCGTTAAAAATAAAAGTATCTCCATCCGTATCATTAACATAATACAAACAAGTTAAAGTTTTACCAGTAACAACTATGTTATCATGATCAACATGTGGTTGATTATGATCTAGAGAAGCATATCTTTTATTAACAGGACTTAATGGAAGATTAAATCCACACCTCACTCTAAACAATTCCCAATCATGACCTTCTGGATTTTCTGGTAGTTGATCTTTAACCAGTTCTACTAGATGAGTAAAGTATGATAAAGTAGAACTTCTAGATTCATACTCCATGAAACAAGTATGATGAAATCCATACTGTTTATAATCTATAGGATATGAATTAAAATGCGTGGGACTATTTGTAATGTTATCGGCATAATACCAAGGGAACTCTCCATGGACTAAAATATTTTCGTAATGGCGATTTAGTCTGTCGGATAAAAAATTATTAATTTCAATCATATTTTTACATTTAATGCTATAGAGATTCGGTCGCTATCTGACTCGTTCACGCCAACAGAATGAGAAATCCAAGATGGAAAAATAATAACTTGATTTTCTTTTGATTGATACTGCCATCTAGAACTGTTAAAAGTATTCCTACCGTCAGGAACAAAATTACTTAAGATATATTCTTGAAGAGAACCTCTATCAAAAAATATACTTCCGCTATCATTTGATGCCTTTACGTAAAATACAACTGCAAGAAAACAATTATTCCCATGAATATGTGGTTTGTTAAAAGATCCTGGAGGATTGATATTAACCCATGCGTTGTCTATGACTGGAATATTTGGGACTTCCAGTGTTTGAAAACATACCTTTAGTAGTTTCCTAATATTATTTATTAGAGGTTCGATAGGAGTATTATCAAACTCAAATATATCAGAAGACTGCCAACCTCCATGATTTGATATGACTCTGCCAGAATCTTTTTCCTGAAGATTATATGCATATCTTTCAAGACTTGGTAAGTCTAGATTTAATTGCTCTGACCATATAGGTGTAGAAAATACTGGTTCAAGATACATGATCAATAAAGCAACAGAACGTATGAGACCATCTGAAATTAGTGTCTGGGGTGATGAAAGGATCGTGTGCCGTATTACTACGGTATAAAGTCATGGTTCCAGTTTTAGCAGGAGCAAAATCAATCTCTTCAAACTCCCAGTAATCTGTGTCTTCAAAATTAAACCATTCATTTGCTCTGTCATCATCAGCATATGAAATCCATTTTTGATGTTGAGGAAGTTCTGTGTTGTAATGAAATTCCATTTGAGTAACGCTTACATCTCTTTTGTAACGATATAGTTTAGTTCCTGTAGATTGTCCGCCATCAAACCATAAGTTTCCTACAATTCCTTTCGGCCAATCCATATGAGGAATTCTCCATCTCTTTAATGGTTTGCAATAATTTCTATCAAAAATATTACCCCACTCTTCGTAGTGATAATTATAAAAATTACTACCACATTCTACTACAAAAAAATCCCTAAGCAATTGACAAACACCAGTTGTTGCCCAAGTAGGTAAATGAATAGTAGCAAAAGGATTGTTCTCTTTAAATACTTTTTCTGAATTAGTTCTCCATACTGGAGATTGCGCTACGAAGTCTCTAAACCTATCCAACCCATCTTCATAAAATGGAGACTCCGCAATCCAGTAGTTGTCCTTTCTTTCATACTCCCAATCTTTCAATGACTTTACTTTAATAAAATCATTAAAGTATACTGAACTAGGACTCCATAAAGTAAAGTCATCTAATGAAGTTTTCTGTGCCAGCATAATTTCCTCTGCAGTTAAATGATATAGCAATACGTGGTTCGTCTAATACGTTTGGATCAACTCTATGTCTCAACCAAGAAGGAAAAATTAATAGATCATATGATTCAGTCTCTAGTGGTGTAGAAATTTCTTCAATGCCTTTCATGTCTCTGTATGGTTGACATCTTAATAAAGAATCGAGTGGATTTGCAAATTTAATATTTTCTTCTTCCTTTTGCTTCTTGTAGTAAAAGACTCCAGAAATATGATTGAGTCCGTCATAACCATCAACATGTGAGTGGACATCAGTAGACTCTCCTTTCATATGAAGATTCGCCCACGAACTAGTTATTGTAGGAACTAAAGCATGGTGGTATTTTAATACCTCCCACCAATAAGTATTCAATGGTTCTATCATTTTATCAAACAACCATTTAAATTCTGGTCTTGTATGTAAGTCTACATCATAGTATCCTGTTGATTTTCCAGACTCACCTGGCCACACATTCTTATCTAACTTATCAAATATATTTGCAAAAAATTCATCGCAAGTATTTTTTTCTGATTCAGTAGGACGAATTGATCTTTTGTAAATTGGTGTTGGGAATAAATTAATTTCCATAATACTTTTTCATAATTTTAGAAATTCTCAACATTTTTTCTGTCCCTGTAGATTCTTCCATGTAAGTATGAATACCTGCATAATAGATCTCATCTTCCATCTGATGATCATAATGGGTGGCATCATAACATTCAATTTCAGCAGTCAATGCTTTTCTTGAAATAGGAATATATTGACATAGAGGAGTGCCTGCTTTAATAACAATATCTCCTTCCATAACATGCCAATACAACTGGACGTTTACCTCATATGCAGTTTTTGGATCTAGGATACCCTGAACTGCTGAGAAACGATCTTCCTGTGTGAATGGAACAGGAGTTACCATGAAAACAATATCATCATCTGGACAGATGAGTCTCCATGGAGTATTAACTTTGACTACAGTCTTTACTGTTTTTTCTCTTAGAGCAGGACTTAGTAACCAATCAGTAATTTCTTTTTCATGTGTTACGATATAAGTGTAACGTTGGTGAATATCTCTTGCTGTTGGTAGTAGTGTTTCTCCATCGCCATTCGTATGAATCTTAAAATCAGCTGGTGCCCTCAGGATATATCCTGACCCCATTGTTGCTTTTACAGCAGGACATTTTGCAATAGAACCTATAAGAGGTGCTACCAGACTATTAACAGGACACTTTGATTTTCTTTCTTTATAATCTGCTTTTTCTTCACTAAGCCATTCTCTTTTATATTTTGTTGATGGAGTGATTGGATATAAAGTGCTCACTCCAGGAACAGTTGAAATAAATTTAATCTTAGAAGTTGTATTCTTTCGGTGTGTATTTTCTCTCTGTTGAAATATATTCAAAGTAGACATTATTTTGGAGAAATTCATAAGTAGACTGCATATTAACAATTTGGCGCATCACATAGTCTCTTGTTTGTCTAGATACTACCATACCCTTATTTATTCTAGATGCGTCAGCGTATTGTTTGGTGAGTCTGAAGTTAGTTTCGGATGCTCCAACATGACTATACCCCATCCCTCCTGCAATATAATTTAATCCTTGTAGGTCTTCACTGACATTAGCTACATTTACTGCATGTAAATATTCCTTATACAATCTTGGAGATGTCAATGTAATGTCAGTAGGATCATCATTGTAATACAAAGGAGTGTTATGAATTTGATCTTTCCAATATTGACTATCTTCTCTCTGTGACAGGGAATAATGGAACTGAATAAATGACTTGAAGCATTCGATGATATGATCTGCAGCATAGTTATATCCATCGACATCAACCTTTGAGACAAACCCAGAACGTCTCTCAAGGGTGTTAACTAGCATAATAGCATTTTCATGCGTAGTGAAAAGTCCTGTAGATTCTAGAGGTTCTAAGAACCCATAGGAGAGTCCAATACCAACTACGTTCTTAACCCATGCTCTTTTTCTTTTTCCATGACGAATATCAATTTCAAAAAATTCTGCTTCTTCTGCTCTCTTTGGATCTAGAGTCTTGGCAAGGTGTGCTCTAAATTCTGTCTCTGCATCTTCTCTACTAATATATTTGCTGGAGTATACATATCCAGTTCCTCTTCTATGCCACAAAGGAATATCCCAAACCCAACCAGCAGATAAAGCATGGCAGTCTGTTACATTATGAATTTCTTTTTTCTTATCTGCATATGGAATTTTTGTAGCAATTGCTTTGTCATTAGGAAGAACATCACTAAAACTTACAAACTCAGAACCCATAGTCTGCTCTAGAAGAAGAGATTTGAATCCAGTGCAATCAATGAATAGATCTGCAGTAATTTTGGATTTATCTTTTTTCAATACTAATGATTCAATGCCATCATCATTGACAT